TCGGGGGTTGGTCGTCGGTGACGTGCCTCAATCCGTCTACAAAGGACACTCACACCATGCTCGAGCAGGCGTGGGGGGTTATGTCAGCGATCATGCATGAGGGCCTTACGGACGACACGAAGGCCATGATCAAGGAGTGGAAGCGAGACTTCGACGATTACGAAGGGGTTTGAGAGACTCCGTACGTTAGTGACAGGATGTCTGCTATGGCGCGTGATCGAAGGCAGACAAAGGCATACAAGAAAGTAGAGAAGGCCTTGGCTGGCAAGAAAACATTCTCCGCCGCTGGGCCTTCTTTGCTAGAAATCTTGGAGAGTCGACTCATCGACTACTGCAGGAAGCACTACGAACTGAAGATCGAGGAGGGCTGCTTCCCAGGCAAGGAAGTAGAGCTTGCTCAGCTGCGCGGGATTATCCACGGTCTCTCCGTCGCTGTTGCTAAGATTCGTCTCCCGTACGAGAATCAAAGCGCAATCACCAAGCAGGTGACCAGGGAGTTTTACCGCAAAGCAAAGGAGCAGATCAATGGCTGACCACTGGACGATCGGGGACGAGTGCAGCGTATGTGGTAGCTGTGGCGCTGAGAAGTCCCCGCCCGCAGAGAAGTGCCCGCGTGGCTGCGACGACTGAACAGGAAGAAACCTTCGCGGACAGTCTCTTACGAACGGAGAAAGTACAATGAACGTTGAACCTCGCAACGGCTATGCCATCACCGCCCTTAGCCTCGCCCTGGTGGGTGTGGTGTTCTCGCTCGTTCCGCTGACGGGATTCCTCGCCGTCATCCTAGGAGCGCTGGCTGTCCTCTTTGGACTGCTCAACGTCGGACGCCTCAGGAGGGGAAGCAGCAATGCTAAGTGGATGACAAGGATAGCTCTCCTGATCGGAGTTGTTGCGCTCGCACTGGGTGTGTACGGTATCACCATCGTCTTCAACACTGTGGACGAGATCGATCGCGAGATCCAGAAGATTCAGGAGCACGACCCGTTCGCGAACTTCGAGCCGGACAGACTGTCCTATCAGGTCAGTGTTCCGCCTCTCGATTAGGAGGAACAGTGGAAGAGGAACAGCGCTACATGTACGAGGTCCCAGACGTTCCCGCTGAGGTCGCCGAGACGAAGCAGTACGTTGAGAGTGCCATGAAGGAGTTCTACGCGATCAAGGAGCGGCTGGAGGACATGAAAGAAAAGCTTTCTCGAGAAGCTGCCATCGCTCATGAGCGCGGTGACCTTTTGCAGAGGATGGCCGACACCGTCCGAGATTTCTTGCACAACGGCAACGGTGACCTGACCAATGCTGGCCCCGTGCAGGAGAACGTCCCGCCCTTTACTGCTCGTAGGCTGAAGTGATCCAGCACTTTATCATCTCAGGGTCCTATGAGGACTTTGGTCAGCCCGTACCCTCAAAGGCGATCAGCCAGTATGTCAGCCAATCGCTGAATCACGAGGGTAAAGAGCCGACCATGATTCTCGCCATGTCCGCGCCGTATTTCGTCAGCCCTACCAAGGTTGACCTCAGGACGGTGTGGATAAACCTCACTGACGACGAACGCAACGCCTTACCCACACCGCTGAAGAATGCACTGCTGACCATGATGGGGGTCCCCGATGGGACGGCAGAGTTACGGAGCGAAGGAACAGAGGAAAGAGGACAGACTCGACGCGCTGAGCGAAGCGTGGAAGGACTGGGAGGACAAAGCCAAACTTCAGAGGGACCTTCCTCTACTGGCTGAGATTCTTGAGTGGAATCACTTGCAGAGGGAGGCTATGAAGCATGCCCGTAATAGATCCCGTTACGAAAAGCTACTACGAGCACAAGGGGGAACAGACAGTAGCCCGAATCGCGAGGGTGAAACGACGCCTTGAAGCACTGAGTTGGGAACTGAGGCAGCTTCAACTTGATATCGACTCGATAGCTTTTCAGTTGGACAAAGAGCTGAACAAGGAATAAACCGAGGGGCCTCCTGATGGGGGCCTCTTGGAGTAGGAGTACACAATGGACTGGAACTGGGGATTGTTCTTCGTCGGCATGGCCATCCCGCCCGTGATTCTCTTGGTGCGGTGCGTAGTAAAGAAAGCTCAGTACAGGCAGTGCGATTGGTGCAAGATCTACATGTCTGGTGTTCGTCGCTACTTCAGGGACGCCTGTCGGGACTGTGCTCCTCACTATGGCGACGCAGGAATCTACCTCCGTGGCGGCATGCCGCCGTTTCATCATCGTGAGCGAGAAGGGATGTTTGAAAAGTGAGCCTCAGGTCGTCTGTAAGTGCCTGGTTTAAACGTCGCCGGTCATCACACAAGCGACTCGAGTTCAGGGCGCGAGAAGGCAATCTGGACGCCATTACGGGCGTCTCGACGTATGATCCTCGCCGAACGCGCGTGCTCAGGGCCGATATCGAACGCCCGGAGGCGATGGGCCGGAGAGTTGACTGGCCGCGCCAAGTTCCGCGATCGTTGCGCTACAACGAATCAACTGACTACGAGGAGTACTGATGAGACACCCGGTCAGTTTCGTCACCGAGTACATCTCCAGGAAGAGGAACCGTGAGAATGGCTGATCTGTACGGCAGGCTTACCAAACCTGATAACCTTGCTCCCATCCAGATCACCGACACAGAACGCCGAAAGGCTATCCGGGTCATCGCTGGTGCGGAGGGTGTGGATAAAGAGGGGTTCGTGGAGCTATGCGAGATGCTCGACTTGGATATCGAGCTCATGCGGCGTTGACACCATGCGATAATTGAAGGATCGCTGATTGACTCCCCGACAGTCGGCGTATTTGTGCAGGTCAAATACGGTTTGATGTGACCACTCGAAACATGGTTTGACATAGGCGCAAACCTTCACGTACACTGTGTACGTTGGGTTTTGTAGCGCCTACGCCGGGCATTCGTTCGTCGTCTGGGCGCCCGGCGATGTCGTCGCTCGATCCAACTCAATGGCCCCGGGTCTGATGTGATGATCACAGGCCCGGGGCTCTTTCATGGGTAACTGAGGAGGAGAAGACATGGCTCAGCGGGTCAAGTCAACAAAGCCCTCCGCCGTAAAGAAGCGTCTGAGGCGCAAACTGGAGAAGCTCGACGACGTAACGGAAGAGCTCGAGCTGCTCTATCAAAAACCCATCGAGGAATGGACGTTCGAAGAGCTACAGGCCGGACGTCCGGTCAATCCTCGTACGGGAGAATTGCTTGCCAAGCGTCCCGCTTGGATCACTCCGGCGATCATGACCGAGGCTCAGAGACGTCTTCGCTCAATGACAGCGTCCGAGCTGGGTAGGTATGCTGGTGCTGCAATCCAGGTGATGTCGGAACTCATGGTCAATGCACGGAGCGATATGGTCAAGTACAAGGCGGCAGAGTACGTCTTGAACCAGATCATGGGTATGCCCACGCAACGTGTCGAGACCGAACAGTCGGTGAGTATTCAAAGCTTCTTGGCGGACGTCATTCGCAACCCAGACGGTAATGAGGTTCGCGTGATTGAGGGCTCCGTGTCAGGAGACGATGACGGGGAGGACGACGACGATGAGTAACTTTTGTGCTGCCTGCGGGAACTCCCGCCAGTGGCACCGTGAGAACCAGCCTCGTCATCAGTTCATAGGACCTGGCGGGGAGCTGTACGAAGAGGATAAAGAGGAGAAGCTGCCCGAGTCCATTCGAGCTATGCCCACACCGTTTGATCCCGTGCTTCGCCAAGCGTTGCTGGACAAAGAAATCTTGACGGTGGATGACCTCAAGGAAGCAGAAGCAAAGATCAAGTTCCTCAGCCATGGATTGGGAGAAGGCTGATGGTGGGACGAAAGCTGATCTCCAACAAGTCAACGACACGAGGCTCGGAATACGGCGGTGTGGAGGGGATGATCCAGCCACCACCCCATAAGCCTACTCCCCCAGAAAAACTTAAGCTGATCTATCAGACCAACCCCTACGCTGATGCTCAATATGCTGACGGTACGACGGTGGTAGATGACGTCCCGATCCCTGAGACTCAGCAGATCAGCAAGTAGGGTCTACACCTTCGCTCAGCGAATGTGGCGGGAGTCCTCAAAGGACAGAGTTACGTGCACGGACGTTCGGGTGGCCAACTACCATCAGGCGGTGTGGATTCCTGATTGGGCAGTCGAGGGGCCTGTCCGACCGTGGGTGTCTAGACCGCCGACGAAAGGAGGTGAGGCTGACTAATGCCAGTGTTCGACAAAGCTGCTTACTTCGAGCGAATGGGGTACAAGCCTCACCCCGGCCAGCTTGAGTTTCACAATGACCCACACCGCTTTAGGGTGGCGCCGAACGGACGACGTTTCGGTAAGACAATGATGGGTGCTTATGAGGTCGAGACTTCGGCGTTCGTTGTGAGCAAGCACGTGACGGGTGGCGCACAGGTCGGCTGGATCGTCGGTCCTCAGTATACAGACGCGGAGAAAGAGTTCCGCATCATCTACGATGATTTCCGTAAGATCGGGATTGACAAGGAATCGATCAAGTTCCAGAACAACCCCGACAACGGATCTATGCACATTAAAACCAACTGGGGATTCGAGCTGGTCTGCAAATCTGCAAAGCACCCGGAAACGCTGGTCGGTGAAGGTCTTGACTTCGTCCTGATGGTCGAGGCAGGACGTCACAAACGACGGACCTGGGGCCAGTACGTTCGTCCGGCGTTGTCGGATAAGCGGGGCTGGGCAGCATTCACAGGTGTCCCGGAAGGACGGTCCGAGCATTCGCTGCTGTATGCCTTGTGGCAGCGAGGCAATGACCCGAAGTTTCCGAGTTGGAAGTCGTGGCGCTTTCCTTCGTGGAGCAACACGATCATCTTTCCGGGAGGCCGACAGGACCCGGAAATCCTGGAGGCAGAAGCTGACCTGACCAAGGACGAGTTTGATCGCCAGTATGGCGCTCAGTTTGTGGACAAGGTCGGCGCAGTTATGCAGGAGTGGGATGACGAAACCCACTTGGCTGACCTTGACTATAACCCTCGATGGCCACTCTACATGGCCGTCGACTATGGGTGGACCAACCCGTTTGTCGTCCTCTTTATACAGATTGACGAGTGGGGTACGGTCTACGTGATCAAGGAGCGTCGGTGGACCCACACCGATACGCCCGATGTCGCACGAGCGTTGTTGCGTGAGGAGCCAGGGCTGGTGCAAAACGTCCTCAGGTTGTTTCCAGATCCTGCTGAACCCGATGATACGCACACACTCGCGAACATGCTCAAAGTCACGCCACAGACGAATACAGGCGGCGAATTGAAGACCCGCCTTACGTTGATTCGTCAGGCGCTGAAGACTAAGCCCGAGCACGTACCTGAGGATCACCCAGATCGTAAGCCTGGGTTGTTTGTCGATCGATCCTGTGTTCAACTGGCGTGGGAAATGCGAGAAGGCTATCGCTGGCCTGAGCATCGATCGGAAGTGAAGAGCGATTCTGAGCACCCGATGGACAAAGACAACCACGGGGTGGAAGCGCTTGGACGATTCTTCCGCGGACACTTCGGCATTCCAGGCGAGACGATGACCAGACGACGCACAAGACTAACACGAGGAAGGTTGGGGTGAAATGACTACTCCCGGGGTATTCACCCCATATTCCACGCTGGCGCCACTCATGCCGGCGAGCGGGATGCCAAGCTGGATCCCTGATCCACTGGATCAGCAGCGCATCATGTCCTATCAGATCTATGAGCAGATCTACTGGGACGTGCCTGAGACGTTCAAGCTGGTGCAGCGAGGCACTGAGGACAAACCAATCTACGTGCCGAGCGCGCGGACGATCATCGAGACGATGCATCGCTATACCGCCCCGGACATGAAGCTCAACCTCAAGCCTTCTTTTGTCAACCCAGCGACCACTGAAGCCATCACCCAATATCGGCAGGTGTGGGATGATCTCTTCAAGCGTGAGCGATTCTGGTCCAAGCTGTCATCGAACAAGCGCTACGGATTGATCCGTGGTGATTGGCTGTGGTATATCCTGGCTGATCCGGCTAAGCCCGAAGGACGACGAATCTCCATCCGAACGCTGGATCCGGCTTCTTACTTCCCAATCTGGGATGAGGACGACGTGGACCGCATCATCGGTTGCCACATCGTGGACCAGATTAAAAACGAAGATGGCGAAACTGAGATCAGGCGTACGACTTACCTGAAGCCTGGGACGAGCAGAAACAGCGGTCAATACGTCACCCGTGAGACGTTGGTGTTCAGTATGGACGAGGAATGGCAGGGGCCTGAGGCCAAGCCTTCTCGCACCATCATGCCGCTCACGGAGATGACAGGTATTACCTCGCTTCCTGTTTACCACATCAAGAACTTTGATGAGCCTCAGAACCCCTTTGGCTCGTCGGAGATTCGTGGCCTCGAGCGGCTGATCGCTGCCGTGAACCAGGGAATTAGCGACCAAGAATTGGCGCTGGCCCTCGACGGGTTGGGTGTGTACGAAACTGATGCACCCCCGCCCACTGACGACGATGGCAACGAACAGAACTGGATTCTCGGTCCGGGTCGCGTTGTCGAGCATCCCCCAGGAACAAGTTTCCGGCGAGTGCAGGGCGTGGGTTCAGTCACGCCGTCCATCGATCACCTTAACTGGCTCATTCAGCGGATGAGGGAAGGAGCAGGAACTCCTGATGTTGCAGTGGGTTCGGTGGATGTCTCGGTTGCCGAGTCGGGTGTGGCATTGGCCCTGAAGTTCTCCCCGATTCTCGCCAGGACTGAGGAGAAGGACACTTCTATCAAGGAAGTGTTTGCTCAGATGTTGTACGACCTACAGACTCAGTGGTTCCCCACCTTCGAAAACATCAACATGACGGGAGTCATGCCTGAGTTCGAGGTTGGGGACAAGCTTCCTGTCGATCGAAAGGCTCGAGTGCTCGAGCTGGATAACATGCTGGCGATGAAGGTCATTTCTGCTCAGTACTACCGCCAGGAGATGGAGAAGTTTGGGTACACCTTCCCTGACGACATTGACTCTCAGATTAGTCAGGAGATGGAGGCCCAGGCAGCAGCCTCGGACCCATTCGGGGCTCGGATCAGTAATGAGATGGGTGGTGGAAATGCCGAAGGGGAAACCCAGTAAGGGAACACCGGCGGATAAACGGCTGAAGCGTAACCGCGGCAAAGTGAGGCGGAAGTAGGGAAACCGTGGCGACAGATCGTGACCCGCTCTTGAGGTATCTCAAGGTTCAATCCCGAGTAGACAGTGAGCTACGGAAGATCTTGCGGGAAGCGGCTGTCGAAGTTGCTCGTGAGATTACCCGACTAGCTCAGAAACCCGGTGTGGGTTCCCGTACGCGAGAAGCTCAACTTGCTCTCTTCTTGGAATTTCTCAAGGAGTACTACGAGGAGCTTTGGGTCCACGAAATCATGCCTGTGATCAGCAAGGCTTTCCCCCTTGCAATTCAGGCGGCTAATCAAGCTGCAGAGTTCATCGATCAGGTCCTGAGGACAGCGGTTGGTGAACAACAGGCGGAGGCTCTCCTGGACAGTGTCCGGGTGCAAGCACGTCTGGCTCAACAGCTCGATCTAGAGGCCCGTGGACGCCTGCTATCAACTCGCGTATGGAACAACGTCGATAGAGCTGTAGAACTAGCTCAGCGGCGAATTCAGACGCATCTGGTGACTGGTTCGGTCAACGCTCGTGAGCTCGCTCGTGATGTGCGTGGCCTCGTTGATCCTTCCACACCTGGCGGGACCTCGTATGCTGCGATGCGTCTTGCTAGAACGGAGATCAACACTGCTTTCCACGAGAGGCAGAAGCAGATCGCCGAAGAGAAGCCAGGAGTGGAAGGAGTGAGGTGGAACCTCAGTCGATCTCATCCCCGTAAGGATCGCTGTGATGTTCTTGCCGAAGGTCATAGCCCAGGAAAGCGGCGGGGGGTGTATGTACCGGGTTCAGTGCCGGATAAGCCACACCCACAATGCCTGTGTTTCCTGACTTACGAGATGATGCCCGAGCGAGACTTCGTGAACATGCTTCGGGCTGAATTGGGCAAGGCACCCCTTGTCAGCTAAGGAGGGCTTATGGTTAGCCGCGCACCCCAACAGCTTCAGCGTGCCTACGTATCCGGAAAGGTTGCGGGGCGAATTCGATGGGGGACCCCGGGTG